TAGTAGGCGGTGGTAATAACCAAGCTACAGGTAGTTATTCATTTATCGGTGGTGGTGGTGATGCTGGTACTGCGGCTAATAGGAATGTGGCTAGTGGGGATTGGAGTTTTGTTGGTGGTGGCATTAAGAATGTGGCTTCAGGGATAGCATCTTTTGTAGGTGGTGGTGGAACAGATGGTTCAACTATTGCTGGCAATACCGCAAGCCAAACTGGCTCTGCCGTTCTTGGCGGTTATCTAAATAATGCTACTGGTACATATTCAACTGTTAGCGGTGGATATACCAATACTGCAAGCGGAAGTTCTGCAATAGTAGTTGGTGGTAGATTTGGCACATCTAGGGGTATCAACGGAATGACTGTTATGCCAGCTAGTGCCAATCCAATATCAGGAACTCTTGGAGTTCAACAATCAGCAATATTAGTTCTTGGTGTTCAAACTACTGATGCCACAGCTACAGCATTAAAAAGTGATGCAAATGCAGTAGGTTCTACAAACCAAGTAATACTACCTAACAACTCTGCTTACTTTTTTAGAGGTGAAGTGGTATCAGGAGTTACTGGCGGTGGTGATACTAAAGGCTGGACTATCGAGGGTGTAATTAAACGAGGTGCTAACGCTGCGGCTACTACCCTTGTTGGAGTTACAGTATTGTCTACCCACGGTGATGCAGGGGCAGCTACTTGGACTATTGCAGTAACAGCCGATACGACCAACGGTGGAATACGAGTTACCTTTACAGGGCAAGCACGACTATTCGTACAGTTTGCCAAATCCGCACAACCGAAATGACTTACTAAGGAGATTTAAATGGCACTAAAACTAGCAGTTGAAACCCAATTTGGCGTACCAGCCCCCGAAGCCTACGCACGAATCACTAACTTTTTTGGTACAAAAGACCAAATCCAAGTTCAAGTTGCAATCTATTACAACGAAGATGCTCGGCATGGCAACATGGCTACCGTTAAAGAAAACGCACATTACATCGCTATGGAAGATTTAGAAGGCGATTTAATCCCTGCAATCTACGCTGTATTAAAGACTTTTAGCGATTATGCTGGGGCAGAGGACTGCTAGTGGCTTATATGACAGTTTAGAGCAGTTTTTATAAACTAATAAAAAACTACTTGACTTTTTATCAAAAGTGTGGTAAACTTGCAAAAATAAGTTAGTAACCACCAACATTCTCCAACAGGACAAAGAATGATAGACAAAAAACTACAGAGCTATTACGAAAACCGCTTTTCAATGATGGCAACTGAAGGGTGGCAAGATTTAATGGAAGATGCACAGACCATGTTCAATTCGTTGAACCATGTGCTATCAATCCAGAATGAATCGGATTTAATGGTAAAGAAGGGACAGCTGGACTTGCTTCAGTGGCTCATTACCCTTAAACCTGCTTCAGAACAGGCTTACGCATCATTGCAGGACGACTCTGCGGGAGCAGCTCAGGATGCGTAGGATGTACGATTTTAAATGCAGTGAAGAACATATTACAGAAGGTTATGTTGCTTATGAGACAACAGCAATCTCCTGTAATTGTGGGAAAGTAGCTAATCGAATTATCTCTCCTGTAAGGGTGAGTTTAGATGGCACAGACCCAATCTACGTGGCTGCCTATGATAGATGGGCGAAAAGGCACGAAGACAAGCAGAAGCAAGAAGCAAAGCAAAACGCCTAAGATACCTTTATCGGGAGATAAAGCCTTAGATTACAAATCCTAAAATCACTTGATTCGGTGACGGGAGACTTTAAATGGCAGCAAACTTTATTCAAGAAGAAGAACTGTTTAACAGCAGTGAGCAAGAAGTAGTACAAGACGTTACAACCCCAGTACCTGACAGCACTGCTGCAGGACAAACTGAAACAGCTAATGTCAATGAACAAGTAGAAGAATTACCAGAGAAGTATCGTGGTAAGTCTGCTATTGAGATTGCTAAGATGCACCAAGAGGCTGAAAAGCTCATTGGACGACAAGCAAACGAAGTTCACGAAGTACGCAGTCTTGCAGACCAACTGTTAAAACAACAACTCGACTCTAAGGCTAAGGAAGCGAAGCCTATTGAAGAATCGCTCGAAGAAGACTTTTTTGCAGACCCAGCTAGTGCGGTCAACAGACAAGTAGAGAAGCATCCTGCCGTTCTTGAAGCAAGACAAGCAGCGTTAGACATGAAGCGCATGAAGACAGCTCAACAGTTGTCCTCAAAGCACCCAGACTTTGCCACTATCGCATCCGATAGCGGATTTCAAGATTGGGTTAAATCTTCAGCTATTCGCTTAAATTTGTTTGCTAAAGCTGACGCTGAATTCGACTTTGAATCCGCTGATGAATTGTTAAGTACCTACAAAGAACTTAGACAAATCAAACAGCAGAACCAAGTTCAACAATCAGTAGCAGTAGAAAGCAAAGCTCAAGAACAGGCAATGAAGGCAGCTACAGTCGATGTTGGTGGTGCTGGTGAAACCAGTAGAAAAGTATATCGTAGAGCAGACCTTATTAAACTGAGAATGACAGACCCTGACCGTTATATGCAAATGTCTGATGAAATCATGCAAGCATACAGCGAAGGGCGAGTTAAGTAATTTTAGAATTTCTAATTAAAGGAAAAATATCATGGCATTAGTAGGCGCAGCATATCCGGGTGGTTCAACATCCGTCGTAACAAAAGCAAACGCAGACAAGTTCATTCCAGAAATCTGGTCTGATGAAGTTATCGCTGCTTACAAGAAAAACCTAGTATTGGCTAATCTTGTTCGCAAAATGTCTTTCAAAGGCAAAAAAGGCGATACACTGCACATCCCTAAACCAACTCGTGGCGTAGCTACTGCTAAAGCAGCTAACACTGCAGTTACCGTTCAAGCTGATACTGAGAGCGAAGTATTGGTTGCAGTTGACCAACACTTTGAATACTCACGTTTTATCGAGGACATCACAGAAGTTCAAGCATTAGCTTCACTGCGTTCTTTCTACACTGAAGATGCTGGTTACGCTTTGGCTAAGAAAGTGGATGACTTGTTAATCGCTGGTGGTAAGTCTTATGGCGATGGCGATGCGTCTGACTGGGTACACAGCAATGCGTACTTTATTGATGCAACCACAGGTTTGACACTGTACGCTCTCGACACTGTAACCACCTCTGACTTGTTCACAGACGCTGGTTTCCGTAAGCTAATCCAGTTAATGGATGACGCTGACGTACCAATGGATGGTCGTAAGTTTGCAATCCCACCATCACTGCGTAATGCAATCATGGGTATTGACCGTTACAACTCCAGCGACTTCGTTGATGGTCGTGGCGTAAACAATGGTCAAATCGGTAAGTTGTATGGCATTGATGTTTATGTATCAAGCAATATGCCTGTTATCGAAACAGCCTCTGATAACTCAGTTGGTGACGCAATCAAAGCTGCACTCTTGTTCCACACAGACACAACCGTGTTTGCAGAGCAACTTGGTGTTCGCTCACAAGTACAGTACAAGCAAGAGTATCTGTCTACACTTTACACTGCTGACACATTGTTCGGCACTAAAGTTGTACGTCCAGAAGCTGGCTTCGTATTGGCTGTAAACGCCTAAGTAGTAACAACTCAAGCTCCTTAGCTACGGCTAGGGAGTTTGTTTTAGTGTATTCCTAGAGTGCATTAAAACAAGACAAGGGGTATAAATGAGTATATATCGTGGAGCAGGTGGTGCAGGAGATGCTGTAGCAGACTCCGCTAGTGAAGCCTTATTAGTTCGTGAACTTGCTATTGAAGTCCAAGCCGATGCCGATGCTGCTTCTGCGAGTGCTACTGCTGCTGCAGGTTCAGCTAGTACTGCATCGACTGCAGCAACTAACGCAAGTAACTCTGCTACTGCTGCTGCTAACTCTGCTAGTTCAGTAAATCTTTCTAGTATTGCTATTACTGGTGGCTCTATTAATGGCACTACTGTCGGTGCTACTACAGCTTCTACAGGTGCGTTCTCTAGCCTTACTTCCAGCACTACAACTACTCTAAATGGTACTACCATTCCAGCTACAAAGACTTTAGTCACTACTACAGATACCCAGACACTTACTAATAAAACTTTAACAGGTGCTGTTGTAGATAGAATAACAGACAGTCAGGGCGGAGTTCTAGCACCCATTAGTTCAGTCATGCGGAATCGTTTGATTAACGGTGCGATGGTTATTGACCAAAGAAACGCTGGTGCTAGTTATTCTGCTGTAGATAGCACATATTGTTTAGACCGATGGAAATTGGCTTCTTTTGACGGTAGCGCACAAACTGGAAAATATACCGTACAGCAAAATGCTGGTTCAATTACACCGCCAACAGGATTTACTAATTATTTAGGAATTACATCAAGTGCGGCTACTACTGGAAGTTCTACAGCAATTTATTATGTAGCACAACTAATAGAAGGTTTTAACATTTCTGACTTAGGATGGGGAACAGCATCAGCAAAATCTGTAACTTTATCATTCCAAATATATTCAAGCCTTACAGGAACTTTTGGTGGCTCAATCACTAATTCAGCGCAAAATTATGCGTATCCGTTTACATTTTCAATTCCTGTAGCAAATACTTGGACTACTATTTCAGTAACTATTGCTGGACCAACAACAGGAACTTGGATTAACTCAACAAATGGCATTGGCATTAGAGTTATTTTTAATCTTGGAACTGGCTCGACTTACACAGGAACTGCTGGTTCTTGGTCAGCAAACACTTATTTAAATGCTACTGGTGCAGTTAATGTGGTAGGAACAAACGGAGCAACCTTCTACATTACTGGAGTTCAACTAGAAGTAGGAAGTAGTGCTACTGGATTTGAATACAGACAGTATGGTACTGAGTTAGCACTTTGCCAACGCTATTATGAATTTGGTGGATTTGGAAACGCTGTTCAATTTTCAGGCGATGTTACTTCTGTTAATAATTATTTTGCAACTATTTATTTATCTGTTCCAAAACGAGCCTCACCAACAATAGTAAATACTAGCGTTACAGCCTCTGGTTTTCCAGCTACTGCATCTACGGCGTCAGACCAATCAGCAAGTGCATTTAGAAATGTAAGAGCTAGCAACGGAACTACTAATGGTGCATTTTTTGGCGATTCTTGGACTGCTTCTGCGGAGTTATGATTATGTATAAATTAATAAAAAACTTAATTACAAATGAAACAAACTCTGTGTTGCGTATTTCAGACAATGCTTGCATTCCTTTTGACCCAGCCAACACAGACTACCAAGCCTATTTAAAATGGCTTGAAGAAGGCAATTCACCCTATCCTGCGGATAGTGCCACACCATTACCAGCGGATGAGTAATCATGGCTGACATTGACCCAATAGAGTACGGTAAGTTAGTTAACTCCGTAGAGAACTTAGAGCGTAAAGTAGATGCTTTGGAAGTAGACATCAAGAAGTTAGTGGCTATGGCAGAGCGTAGTAAAGGTTCTCTGTGGGCATTGATGGGTGTTGCCTCAGTTGCTGGTGCGTTCATCAGTTATATTTCAGAGATGGTATTTAGAAAGTAAACATGCGCTCATTATCAGTCGGTAAGAACTTAGTAGCAAACACCAAGACAACCGTCTTTACGACACCTACACGACAAGTGGGTCGTTGGTTGTTAGCACATATCAGCAACCACACAGGCAATAACAAAGCAGTAAGTATGTGGTGGTACGATAAAAGTGAAAACACTGAGGTTGTTGTTATTGACCAATACTCTTTAGACGCTAAAAAGACTTTACAGTTTGGTGGTGGTAATATTTATGTTGCACTAGAAGAAGGTGATGAAATTCGTATTACTTCTGAAACAGGCTCAACAATGGCTATTATTGTTACTGTTGAGTTAGACGCAACTTCTGCAGTGCAGTATAACAATTAAGGACTAAAATGCCACTTAAATCAGGTACATCACAGAAAACTATCTCTACTAACATTCGTAAAGAGATGAAATCAGGAAAGCCACAGAAACAAGCTATCGCAATCGCTTTATCCAAAGCTGGACAATCTAAACCTCAACCTAAGAAAAGGAAGTAATCATGCCAATGGTCAAAGACAAGAAGTTCCCCTACACCGCTAAGGGTAAGAAAGAAGCTAAGTCGTATGCTATGAAGACTGGTGCTAAGATGACTACTCCTAAAGCTAAACCAGCTAAGAAGATGGGGTCGATGCGTGGCTACTAAACCCGGTTTGTACGCCAATATCGCAGCCAAGAGAAACCGTATCAAGGCTGGCTCAGGTGAAAAGATGCGGAAGGTTGGCGCTAAAGGCGCTCCTTCTGCTAAAGACTTTAAGGATGCTGCTAAGACAGCTAAGAAGAAATAATGCCTAAGAAAGCGTTTCAGAACCCAGAAGGCGGTCTCAATCAAAAAGGTCGAGACTACTATAACAAGACTACAGGCTCTAAGCTCAAGCCGCCAGTGTCTGCTAAAGAGGCTGCAAAGTCGCCTAAAGCGGCTGGACGGCGTAAGAGCTTCTGCGCTCGGATGGGCGGTGTTGCTGGTCCTATGAAGGACGAAAAGGGTAGACCAACTCGTAAAGCATTGGCATTAAAAAAGTGGGATTGTTAAAAAACACTTGCTTTTTATGTAAAAGTATGATATACTTGGAAAAATATGGCAACTAAAAACTACTTAGAACTTACAAACGAAGTGTTGATTCGACTGCGTGAGCCAGAGGCTTCCTCAGTATCGGATAACGCCTATGTCAAACTCATTGCAAAGTATGTAAACGATTCTAAGCGTCAAGTTGAGGATGCTTACAACTGGAACGCTCTGTCAGAGACTTTATCTGCCACCACTTCCGCTGACATCTTTAACTATGTCTTAGTAGGAACAGGTCAACGATTTCGTGTTATTGACGTGCTAAACGACACCAGTAATTTCGTAATGCGGAACGCTTCTACTCGTTTTATGAACGACCAGTTTTTAATCGCTAGTCCCGCTAAAGGCTCTCCGTATTATTATAACTTTAATGGTACAAACACGGATGGTGATACTCAGGTAGATTTATACCCTATCCCTAACGGTGTTTACAACATTCGCTTTAACGTCATTCGTCCACAGGTTGAGTTAGTAACCAACGCAGACAAACTGTTAGTTCCACATGAGCCTGTAATCCTTGCTGCACTGGCTAGAGCGCAAGCAGAGCGTGGCGAAGACGGCGGTGTACAGTCTGCAGAGACCTATGCACTGTTTAAACAAAGCCTTGCTGATGCTATTGGTTTAGAGTCTGCACGGTATGTAGAAGAAGAAGCGTGGTATCCCGTCTAATGGCTGGTACATTACAAACTTCCTCGATTGCAGCACCGGGCTTTTACGGTCTCAATCTTCAAGAGTCAAGCATTACGCTGTCTTCTGGCTTTGCATTAAAAGCACAGAACTGCGTTATTGACCGCTATGGTCGTATTGGTGCAAGACGGGGCTGGACTCCGCAGAACGCTGTTAATGCAGACTTAGGTTCTAATCCGATTGAAGCAATGATGGAGGTAGTAGATGGTGGAAGCAATACAATTTTATCGGCTGGCAATAACAAGTTATTCACTGGTCGCTCAACACTTACACAGCGCCTTGTCAGAAATGCAACAAATTCAGCAAACGCTACTTACACGATAAGTGCTAACAACTGGCAGATGGCAGCAATGCCATACGGTGATGTAAATGACTTTCAGCCCCATGCTTATTTAGCACAAGCTGCACATCCTATGTTGGTGTGGCATGAACTACCTGTCTCTGGTGGAGACCCTCACGACCACGATAGCGGTACGTTTGGATTTCAACAGATAAGTGATGTTGGTACACTGCCAGCCAATCACACTAACGCATCATTTAAACCTAATGCAGTATTAGCTGCCTTTGGTCGTATTTGGGTTGGTAATATTGCTGGAGACACACAAACTGTATACTTTAGTGACTTACTGCGTGGCTCTGACTTTACTACTGGCTCTGCAGGTTATTTAAACCTACAAGAAGTATTCCCTAATGGCGATAACATTGTCGCTATTGCAGCACATAACGGATTCTTGGTTATCTTTGGTCGTAACAACACCGCTATCTATGCTAATCCGATTGATACAGGTAGCTTAGTATTACAAGACATTATCTATAACGTAGGCTGTATTGCTCGTGATTCAGTTCAGAACATTGGTACAGATATTGTGTTCTTATCTGACGCTGGTGTTCGTAGTCTTGCTCGTGTAATTCAAGAGAAGTCACTACCAATGAATGACATCTCTAAGAATGTTCGTGATGACTTAATGGCTAACATAGCTTCCGAGGCAGATTTAGGAAAGATTAAAAGTATCTATCACGAACGAGATGCTATTTATTTATTGTCGTTACCTACTACACGCTTTGTGTATTGCTTTGATACTCGTTCACGGCTGCAAGACGGTTCAGCTAGAGTAACGATTTGGGATAGTTTACAGCCTAAGTCATTTTGTATTACTCAGGCTAAAGAGTTGTTGATTGGACAAACATCCTACATTGGTAAGTACTTTGGACACTCTGATAATGGAACAGCTTATCGGTTACAGTATTTCACTAACTACTTTGATTTTGATGCTTCCACCAAACTAAAGATTCTCAAGAAGATTGGTTGGGTCTTAATCGGTGGAACAAACCAACCAGTAGCGGTTAAGTGGGGTTTTGATTACACCGAAGGCTATCAAGCGACTACATATGAACTGGACACAGCAGTAGTCTATGAATACGGTATAGGCGAATACAACATCGCTGAATATAGCTCAGGTATTGTTATTGACCGCTTCTCTGTCAATGCTGGCGGTCAAGGTACGATTATGCAACTTGGATTAGAAGCAGACATCAACGGTAATCCATTGTCTATTCAAAAGATAGACGTTGCCGTTAAAGCAGGTAAAACAATAGTTTAAGGAAAACACATGGCAGATTATAATAAATCAACTAATTTCACAGCTAAAGATACCTTACCAACAGGTAATGCGGGTAAGATTGTCAAAGGTGCAGAGATTGATACCGAACTTACTGCTGTTTCTAATGCGATTGCGTCAAAAGCAGATATTAACAGCGCTGGATTGACAGGCACACCTACAGCACCTACAGCATCTGCTGGTACAAATACTACTCAATTAGCTACGACAGCGTTTGTAACTGCTGCACTAGGGGCTATTTATCCAATCGGCTCTATTTATATCAATGCTACCAGTGCTTCTAACCCGTCTACACTATTAGGATTTGGTACATGGACTGCCTTTGGTGCAGGTCGTGTCATGGTTGGTTTGGATGGTAGTGATGCATTATTTGATACCGCTGAAGAAACTGGTGGTTCTAAAGATTCTGTTGTTGTGTCCCATACACATACCGCTAGTTCAAGCGTATCAGACCCCGGACACTCTCACACATTCTCTGGAACACTGTCAAAAACAGATACTGTTAGTGGTGGCGGTATTACAATTAAAACAAGAGAAGACGGAACAACTACAACATCAGCAGTTGGAACTGGTATTTCTGTATCAACTACAGTTAATGCTACTGGTTCTAGTGGCACTAACGCTAACGTACAGCCATTTATCGTAGTGCGGATGTGGAAACGTACAGCTTGAGTTTTAAAGTACCAGTCGTCATTCGTGAAGACTATACGATGTTGTTAGAGCTTCATGCGGATTTAATATGGTTTCACACCGATGTTCGGAAATGGACACCGACAGTTAAAGCAAAGTATTTAGAAGATTTAAATTTATTACAACATTTAGTGTCTGTTCCTTTAGTGGCAATAGCACATGAAGACAACAAGAAGTTAGTCAAGTTTGGGAAGTCAATCGGGTTTGAATTTAAACAAGATTTTATAAATCAGGATAATCAAATGTATCACATATATAGTAGGAGTCTATAATGGGCAGTGCAAATCCAATCGCAGCAGTTGCAGGTCCAGTACTTGGTCTTGCTGGTGGTTTAATATCAGGCGGAAAAGCAGCCGACGCAGCCAAAGGACAATCAGAGGCGCTAAGAGCTGCTGCTGAACGTGCCTCAGCAATGGCTGCGTTTAATCCTTATGGGATGACTACTAACTTTGGCACATCTACTTTTGCAGATGGTCGTGGTAGTTATCAGTTATCGCCTGAGCTACAGGCTATTCAAAATCGTCTATTTGGTGCGGCTGGTCAATATGACCCTACACAAATAGGAGTGATGGCACAGCCTTTAACTGGTGGCGCACAGTCCTTGTTTAATCTTGGACAACAATATCTTGCTACTTCACCTGAAGCAGCTTCACAGCAGTATATGGCTAATCAACAGGCTTTGTTACAGCCTTCCAGAGCTGCGGATTTTGCTCGATTACAAGCTACTAACTATGGTCGTGGTACAGGCGGACTAGGTATCAATACAGGAACTGGTGGCGCTCCTGCTAATCCACTTGCACAGGCACTGTTTAATGCTCAAAGTCGTCAGGATTTAGAACTAGCCGCTAAAGCAGATGAAGCTGGTATGGCTCGTGCTAGGTTTGGTGCTGGTCTATTTGGCACTGGTGGAGAAATACTTGGACAAGTTCCTCGTTTAACTACTGCAGGATACGGTCCTTTAGAAGCTCAGTTAGGTTTGTTACGAACAACCGAAGCACTAGGACAAGACCCATTCAAACTAAGTCAAGATTTGGCAAACCAGTATGCACAAGCCGGTGCAAGACAGGGTCAGTTATATCTACAGCCACAGGGAGCAGCAGCAAACGCCTACAGTCAATACCAAGGCTATAGTCCAATCGGTACAGCTCTTAGTGGGGCTGGTTCTTCGATAAGTCCGGGTGGAAGCGCTGGAAGCTGGTTTAGTGGCTTATTCGGCAGTGGTGGAGGCAAAGGGTTTACGGACGTTGGTGGACAAGGCGCAGCCTCTAATCGTGCTTTAGCTGAGTTCATGTAAAGGAAAAATCATGGCAGAAATCGTAGGCGGTTTATTTGGAATATCCCCTGAGCAGTTGCAGCGTCAGCGTCAAGCAACTGACACAGCTAATGCATTTCGGTACGCAAGTCTTGACCCGTTAGAGCAAGCTAAAATGGCTATTTATCAAGGCGGTGCTGGTATTGCTCGTGGGGTTCAAGGGTTACTTGGTGGCGACCCTGAGTTAGAGAAAATCTCTAAGATTAAACAACTGTCTTCACAGTTTGATTTAACTACACCGCAAGGCGCTAGAGACTTTGCTCGTGCATTACAGCCATTTGCTCCAGCAGAGGCGGTTCAAGCTATTGGAATGGCAGACAAGATGGAAGCAGGTGGGCTTGCTAGAACCAAGACTGCTGAAGAAACTCGATTGCTTGGTCGTGAGATTAAAGAAATTGGTGTTGACCCTAAGAATCCTGAGATGGTGATTAAAGCTGCTGTTGATAAAGACGGTAATATTATTGGTTACATCGGTCAACCTTATAGTCGCTTTACGCAAAAGTCAACGACAACTAACACTACTAATTTACCTGCGGGTGAATCGGAGTTTGTTAAGCAGCTTGGTAAGAACGATGCGCAAACAGTTACAAAAGCAATGGAAACAAGAGATACCGCTATTTCTACTTTACAGTCTTTAGCTAAATTAGAGTCGTTAAATAATCAACAATTAATTAGCGGTACATTCGCTACAGGACGAGTTGGGGCAGCTAACTTCTTAAACACTATTGGATTAGCTTCTAGTGCGGATGTATCCCGTATTTCATCTTCACAGCAGTATGATAAAGTTGCAAAAGATGTTATCTTTCAAACTCTCGGCGGTAAACTTGGTGCTGGCTTCTCTAACGAAGACCGTAAGTTTATTGAAGCACTTATTCCACAACTTGAAACAAGTGCAGATGCTCGTCGTAAACTTATCGAATATATGCGTGGTAAACAGCAACTTATTGCAGATGAGTCGACTCGTTTAGAGAACTATGCTCGCAGCAATCGTGGATTAGGTGGTTTTGAATATAAGATTCCTCGTGAGACATTAGCTCCTGCTGGTAGTGCGACTAAACCAGAATTTACCCGTGAACAACTTGAAGCTGAAATAAAGCGTCGTGAAAGAAAATAATGGCTAATATTTCTGAATTATCAACTGATGAAATTAAACGTAGATTATCAAACAACGAATACATTGGCTATGCTGAAAAATCAGTATTAGACACATCTTCTACTTCTTTTGCCGACATTGCTAAAAACACTGTTGAATCAATAGCTAAAGGGTCAGCTAAAGGAATTGTTGATTTAATTGGTGGTTGGGAGAGTTTATATAATTACTTAGGGGCTGATAGGAATTTAGCTGCTGCAGAACCTACTCGTATTCTTCAAGGCATTAAAGACCTTACTGGTATTAACTTACAATCCGCACCATATCAAACTCCTTATAACATTGCGTCCGCTGGCGCTCCTGCTGCAGCTTTAACAATGGTAGGTGTTCCGGGATTGTTTAATGTCGGAAGAACAACAGCGTCTCGTATTGGAGCAGGTGCTGGTGAGTTTGCTGTTGCTGGCGGTACTGGCGCAGTTGCTCCTTTAATTACAGAGTCTCCTGTAGGGCAGTTAGCTATACAATCAACACCATATGTTGCAAAAGGTGGCTTTGTCGCTGGTCGTGAGCAGATTCGTCAACCTATCGGAACATTCCCATCAGAAGCAGAAACTCGTGGATTGCTGTCAGTTGGTCCAATGACACCCGGTGAGCTTACAGGAAGTCGTAGACAGCTTGCAACTGAAGCTCGTGTTTCGGCATCTCCTAGAGCAGAGAATGTACCTGCGTTCAGACAAGCACAAGCTGTTTCAGTGGAAGATTATTTGACTACTGTGTTTGACCGAGCAGCTCAGAAGACACTGTCTCCAGATGACTTGACTAAATCTGTTGTTACTTCATTTAACAACTACGGTAAAGCATTGTCTACACGCCTTCGTTCAGATGCTGGAAAAGACTTTAGCGCTGCTAAAAAAGCAGGCGGAACTGTTGATACTCAACCTATCATTAGTGCTGCAGAAGCCAGTCTTGGTAAAATACCTCCAGAGACTCCCGGGTTTGAGACGCTAAAGAACGCAGTTAGTAAGATTGTTGCTGAATACGCTATTCCTGCTGTTCCAGAATCAGTTACACCAAGCGCAGTTTTAGGACCTACAGGACAGCCCGCCGCAGTCAATGTAACTCCTGCAACACCAGCACAGGCGTTGCGTATTGATATTGACCGTTTACAAAAGAACTTATCTGCTTGGGGTGAGGCAGCTTACTCAGGTACAGCAGACTTCGGTAAAGGCAATATCTTTGAAGGCGTTGCTCCCGGACAAGCAAAAGGAATTGCTCGTTCAGTATTAAATGGTTTTAGGACAGCGTTAGATGATGCTATTGATTCAGGTGTTCCCGGAGCAGAGCAGTTAAAGAAAGCTAGGGATAAGTTCTCAACCAACTTAGACGCTATAAACGTATATGCTGAACGTCCTTTAGTCAAGTATTTTGATAAGATGCCAACCGAGCTTGTGCCAGAGGATGTTGTTACAAAACTTAAAACAGCAAAACCATCTCAACGAGCTATCTTGCTAGATGTGTTGTCTAACAACCCGGATGCCTCTTTAGTATTAGATACAGTAAGACGGGCTACGTTTGATGATGTATTAACAAAAGCACAGACTCCCGGAGCTGCTGCTAATGCTCCTAATTTTAACGTCAATGCAGCACTGGCTGAGTTGTCGAAGAAAGAAGGCGATTTTGATTTCTTGTTTAAAACAAAACAAGATAAAACAGATGCTCTTTTAGCAATGAATTACATTAAACGTATTATTCAAACCGAGGCTGTTGGCGCTCCTAGCGGTGTTGCTGGTGGTGTCGCTTACATGACTACAAAAGCAGGAGGCGGTAGTACACAAGCAGCTAACGCAAGTAAAGGTTTGTTTGATGTTTTGCGTGATGTTGTAAATAATCCAGTGTCCTTCTCTGAGGTCTTATTTAATCCTGAGTCAAAAGCAGCTTTAATTGAGTTATCTAAGAAGAAGTCAGTTCCTCAGAAAGTAATCGACGCCACAGCTAAGATTGCTAAAGTAGCAGGTATTGGGGCAGTGAGAGCAGGTCCAATGCTTTCTCCTGAACAAGCTCCGGCAGACGCAATCAATGCACAGCCGCCAGAAAGTGGGATTGAGTCGTTGAGTATTGACGAAATACAGAAGCGTATAAAAGAATTAGAAAATCAATAACTATACACACTATACACACAATGAATACCTATGTCAGACCCATACGGAATAAACGAAGGAGTAAAAGCTCTCTCTAGCGCTCTTGATGCTGGTAGAGAAAGTGCTAAATCATTAACTAAACAAGTTGAAGCTATACAGAAGGACGCAGCAGATGTAGCTCAACAAAAAGCCAAAGAAAGAAGAACTGCTCAACGAGAAGCAGAGTTTAAAAAACAACAAGCTATCTTTAAAGCACTCGACGAATACAAACGTCGTAAACTGCTCTCCGACAATGAAGTCGAACTAAAGAAGCAATTTATCAAACAATACGGCAGTAAAGAGTGGGATTCTGTGTTGAAAATCAAGACTGAAATAGAGGCTCTTGAAAAGCACAACATTCAGGAATTTCAACACGATTTAAAAGCAGTTAGACGGGTGCAGTTCTGGTGTTTCTTTGTAGCTGCGTTTATAGCGTGGTATTTAACTTGGGGTATTAAATAATGTTTCCATTAGGTGCGTTACTCGATATTGGCGGTAAGATTTTAGATAAAGTGTTTCCTGACCCAGCACAGGCTGAACAAGCCAAACTGAAGCTGTTAGAGATGCAACAGAATGGTGAGTTGGCAAAGATAAATGCTGATGCTGCAGAACAGCATGAACTAACTGCACGACTCCAAGCTGACATGAGCAGCGATAGCTGGTTATCTAAGAACATCCGCCCAATGACTTTACTCTTTATCCTTGGTGGATACTTCATCTTCGCTATGATGAGTGCTTTTGATTACGATACAAACAAAGCCTATGTAGAACTGCTAGGTCAATGGGGTATGCTCATTATGTCCTTCTATTTTGGTGGGCGTACATTAGAAAAGATTATGGACATGAGAGCGAAAGAAAAAGATGCAACTAAGTGAACACTTTACCCTAGAAGAACTAACGGCTACTTCTCACAGGCAGTTTGACAACACTCCAAACGCCTCTGAAATGGCAAATCTTGTTCGATTGGCTGCGTTTCTTGAGCAAGTCAAGACAGCACTAGGCGGTAAGCCTGTGATGATTAATTCTGGATTCAGGTCTAAGCAAGTAAATGACTCAGTTGGGTCTAAAGACACTAGCCAACACCGTATCGGTTGTGCTGCAGATATTAGAGTCCCCGGAATGACCCCTAATGAGGTCGTGAAGGCTATCATGGCTTCTGACATAGGGTACGACCAACTCATCAGAGAATTTGACTCATGGACGCATATAAGCGTTCCTAACACCGTTTCTACAGCACCTAGAAAACAGGTGTTAATTATAGACAAACAAGGTACTAGAGCTTACGCATAATTGTGTAGTATATGCAACATTTCCCTATCGGTAAAGTTTCTCTGTTTCTGCACAAATACTAAACATAATAACCCGAACGGGACATAAAAAGACAGCCCCGAAGGGCTGCCATCAAGCACTACAACACACAAGGAATTAGATACTGTTACGCAGTTCCCAATGCGTAAGTTTGTGACAATTAGAACAAAGTAAATCACACTTATCTAACTCAGGCACAATTTTATCCCAGTTAGAGTTCATCAGTTTATTCAAACTATCTTCTTTTTGTTCGGGGTCTCGATGGTGAAAATCATAAATATCAAGACACTCAAACACTAGATTACATCTGTTGCATTTCCCACCTTTATACTGAACAGCCTTCTGTTTATTGTCTAGTCTTTTATCTTTCTTTACAGAATAGCAACAAGGACGACACCTTGATTGTTTATTATCAGAGCGTCGCCTATCAGGACTGAATAAGTCTAAACTTTTTGCTTGTTTACACTCAGAGCAGATTTTCATTAGATGGAGCAATTTCCAGCGGTACAGGCAAGTTGTTGCGCACCTTCCACGTTATCGGTGTACTCTACAAAACTATCCCAATCAACTGATTCTGGTACAAGAAGTTTTAACTGCTCATATTCTTCTTGTGTACACTCTGAATAAGGTGCTTGCTTGTAAGTGCCACCATCCATCGGTAGGAACGACACACCAGTAACTTCATCAAAGTGCTTAAATGTCCATGCTCCGACATCCATCCATTCGTTCTCCAAGACAGAGATAGTTACAGACGGCTTATGCTCACAGTAGTGACGCTGAAAGATTAACCACAAGCGCAGATGCTGAATTGCTGTCAAGTCTTCACGCAGTAACGCACCATCCGCCACAGCAACAGGGAAGCTAAATACTGTTGTTGACTCAGGCTTCATCACACAAGGCTCTGCAACAAATCCTGCTTGAATCATAAACTGTGTCAAAGGGTCTTTGTTATCAGCTCGTACACGGCGAATATAATACTTGCTATGCTGAGGGTGGATGCCAGATGCGGTAGAACAGAGTTGTGATACAGTTCCTTCCGGCTTAACAGCCGTAACCGCAACACTCTGATTGATTCCGATAGCGTTAGCAAACTCAGCGTTAGTAGCAACAGCAAGGTCACGAAGTGTCTCCAATCTAGCAGGTAATGATTCATCATCAGGGTTGTTAAGCAGAGTATTGTCGCAGATACCAGTCATCGACACACCTAAAAGCGCCTCCTCCTCGGTGTTCTTTTGCCAAATCTTACGCAGGTAAGGGAAGTCGGTAAGACTAGCCTGAAAAGTACCCAGAATGGTAGCAAGACGAATCTTACGACTAATATCATCAATACTATCAGTGCTGCGAATAATGCAGCTAGAGAGGTTACAGAACTGGTAAGGGCGCAGAATAATCTCCGAGCAGGGGTTTGTACCGAAAGCATAAGTCGCATCCCTACGACCATTCTTTGCAGCTTGCTGCTGACTTGCTTCACGATTGAAGATACCACGCTCTCCACTGTGTGATTCATAGATTGAACTCCATTCACGCATAAATTGACCAATAGATGGTGTCTCAACATAGGTAGCAGAGTTGTTTGCTA